GAGCCAACATTGCCTAAAACATTCCTTGATGGCGGCCTTACTTCAGGCACTTACGCTGCTTCAAAAACTGCGTTCGATAATGCATTCGCAGCAGACTAATGGACTTCACTAAAATGGATACAGGTACCATCGCATCAGGGGTTGACAGCGATGGTACAAAGTATCTTCAGTTATTTTTAATTGAATACACAAAATTGTTTCCGGGCACTGTCAACCCATCATGTAATAAGTGCCTTAGCGATTACGTAACTAAATACAAAAAAGCCATGTCGACAAATAAATTACACCCTGAAAACTCAGGATATAAACTAAAGGCCATGTATGAGGGCATAGCTCTTGAGTTCGGTTCACAGATTTTTGTTACCAATGAAAATCTTACTGATGAATATGCCAAGACACTGCTATCACACGATGATGGCCAAAGGTTCTTTTTAGATATACCGGAAGCGGTTGAACTCACTGGCCGCGATAAGCTGCAGGCTGATTATGATGATGCCCTAAAAGCATTTGAAGGCTTAAAAGAAAAGACACACCATGCTACCAAAAAGAAAGTTGAAACCGCATTAGAGGCCGCTAAGGAAGCGCTCGCAAAGTATGATGCTGAAAACCCTGTTGAAGAGATTGAAGCGACAGCTGATGACACTGATGTAAACGGTGCCAGTGTTAACGAGTTACTTGTTACTGATCCTGAAAATGTAGAATAACATGCGCACCCTTCTAATAGATATTTTTAAACGTTTAACCCCTTGGACAAAGGGGTTTGACGTTTATTCAAATGACGATGACAATGCCTACCCTGAGCGTATGGATCGCCTGATAAATAACAGCGTTACAGCTAAAAGCGCCGCTAATATAATGGTGCAATATCTTATTGGTAAAGGCTATGGAACTGAAGCCGATAAAGTTATTATAAACAAAGATAAAAACCTTAAGCTTATAGATTTTGCTGATGATGTAGCTGATGACCTGGTAAAGCAGAGAGGTGTGTTCATTCATATTAACTACAATGCCCTTTATCAGATATCTGATTTCAGTGTACTTCCTTTTGAGTGGTGCCGAATCGGAAAAAAAGACAGTAAAGACTACAATGGTAAAATTGTAATTCATAAAGATTGGGCAAAAGCTAAAAAAGGTCAACCTGAACCCATCGATGTGTACAACCCACGAAAAGCGGTAATAGATGCGCAGGTAGAAAAAGCAGGCGGCTGGGATCATTATAAGGGCCAGGTGCTATTTGTAAACATGGATAGCAAATTGATTTATCCTTTGTCCCGTATTGACAGTGTCGCTGATGATTGCGATAGTGAAGCTCAATCTGCCATCTATAAAAACAGGCTATTGCGTAAAGGCTTCTTTGGTAATACGCTTGTAGTTACACGACCACTTGTAGGTGATGGTGTCGAACCTGGAACTAAAGAGTATATAGATGCAGAAAGCGAACGCGCTGCATTTCAGAAAGCTATAAAAGAAAGCCTTGGTGCAGAAAATACAGGTGGTGTGCTGTGCCTTGAAATGGACTTTGCCGGCGAAAAACTGGAAGATGCTATTTTAATTAAACAGATTGAAAGTAAAATTGATGATAAGCTGTTCAGCTACACTGAAGATAGTGTACAGGATAACATACTGGTTGCATTTAACAACCTGCCAGTGGGGCTAATTAAAACCAACGATTCTGCTTTGTTTGGTAATTCAGGTGAGGCTATTGTTGAAATGAAACGAACGTACTGGGAGAACACTACTAAAGAGCGTAACCTGCTAACTGCTACAATAAACCTGTTACTTTCAAAATCACAGGAACATTCTGAGATTATTGTTAAACCCATTACGCTTATAGCTGCTGACATCGAAGCTATTGATGGTGCAGAAAGCCCGGATAAAGAAAAACTACTTGCCCAGGCTACACTAAAGGGTTCCGTGGGTGGCGTAACCGCTCTACTGGCCATACAGACATCTGTAGCATCGGGAACAACAGAATACACAGCCGGTGTCGAAATACTAAAAGAGATCTTTGGCTTTAGTGAGACTACTGCTAAGGCCGTACTGGGAACTAACAAAACACTAACACCATGATACAACTTATAACTAGGTCTGACATAGCTTTATATAAGCAGATAAGCAAAACACCGCATGATGATAAGCTTAACGAGCAGATAAATGATGCCCAATTGCTGGATTTACAGCCGCTCATAGGTGAAAGGCTATATAACAAGATCATGGCCGAGCCTGCAGACTATACAGACCTTCTTAACGGTGGTCACTATGAGCATGATGGTGTCACGTATACAAATAACGGCCTTAAGATGGTGTTATGTTACTATGCTTATGCCAGGTATGTGATGTTTGGCAGCATGATCGATACGCCTTTCAGCTTTACTGAAAAACTTAACGACAATAGCAGGCCTGTTGAGGCTTCAAATAAAAAAACATTGTACACCCTTAACCGCGAAGCAGCCGCGCAGCTTTGGGGTAACGTAAAAAACTACCTGGTACGTACAAATAACCCTGATTTTAACCACTGCCATGCACCTGTAAGAACCGGAGGCATGAAAATTACCAAAATAGGATAAGATGCACATCATAAATACAGTAAGCAATAAACGCTTTAGCCATAATGGTATCCAGTACCTTAAAAATTACATCTCAAGGGTGGCGGGTGATAAGGTAGAAGTGTTTAATTGCTATGATAATAAAGACACCCTGATTGGCTTTGATGATTTTGAAAGCTTCACAGTCAATGGAACTAACTACACCAGCGCTGCGCTGCTGCAAGCTGCGTTACTTGACGTTATTTACAGCCGTAGTACTCTCGGTAACGATGCGCCTGAAGTTATCCAAGACAATGTACCAATAAAGGTTACAGTGGATATTGAAATGGATGATACCATCTTTACAATTCCTGCCAAAATTAATGCACTACCATCATTTACTGTAAATGAAACAAACACCGTTTACTTTAACTGCGTGGCTGTAGAAGATTTCTACAACAGTAAGGTGATTATCTATGCGCTTATTGGGCTTGGTAAGGGTACGTACGGTGTGGGCGGTACGCAAATTACATCTGATAACCTGCAATTGATTGAAACCATTGGCGGCAGCGCCGGGGCTATAACCAACCCTACTACCGTAACCATCGACTTTACCACTACAACAAGCGTGTGGCAATGGCTTAATGCCCAGGCTAACGAAATTGTAATACAACCGCAAAGTGAAGGTTTTACAATATTTAAAGGCAGCGTTAATGGTGTGGCTACGTCTTATTTATGGAAAGGTGCGCCCGGCGCGTATGGCGTGGGAGAACTACAAAGTGTTGAATCTGATTTTGAACTGTTAGAGCAGCAAGATACAACAGTGGTTACAGATAAATACGTAACCTTTCGCCTTGCAGTTGGACAAAGCGCGGAACCTGCCAACCTTGCTGAAATTTTAAATACTAACGTTGGTTTTGGCGGCATTGTGCAAATCGGTGCATTGCCTATAGTTCGCGGGCCGCTTACATCAGTTATTGATTTTAACGTACGTCAAACTATCGATGATGTTTTAACAATATTTGTATACAGGTTTATTGCTCCTGTAGGGGCGTGGGGTTATGGCGGCAGTACTATTTTACCATCAATGCTAAAATACATTAGCCAAAGGGCATTAACCGTGGCCGATATCGATGATGATGTAAACACCGTAACCGTTGACCTTGAAACCTTAACCAGTGATGATTTTTTAACCCCGCTTAACAGCGTGGAACGTGCATTTACTGATACTGATAAAACCTATTACGCCGTGTATTTATACGATGGTGTAAGTTACACCCAGCGCTTTATTGGTACACCCGGTACATACGGCGGTGCAGGCACCCCTTTTACATTAGCGATGTTTGCCGCTGGTCCAACCAGTGAAACCCCGCCTTATATTATCCCTACCATGGCCCAGGTGAATGCACAGGGAAATACCATCAATGATGCTGAAACCGGGTGGAGTAGCGCTGATGGTAGTCTGGCGGTGCAGTCTACAGGTTTTGTTCTTAAGAAGCCAAATGCAAAAAGGATTGATGTTTTGCTCGAAGATATCCCGGAAGGCAACCCCGAAACTGTAAAGTTAACATTGCCTGCAAAACCTGCTGATGATGTTTTTGCTATGAAAAGCGATATAGAAGCCCTGCCAAAAGATTTGCCGAAAG